CTGGAGGCGTGCTGCTCACCGGACCAGTACCAGCTCGGCTCGAATTCTTCCTTCAGGTTCGCAAAAAGAAGCGCCTGCTCGCGCCGGCTGGGCAGCTCGCCGCCGGCGGCGGCCGCGAATGCTACTGCCTGATCCCAGGTCTTCCCTTCAGCCTTGTTCGGCAGCAGGAACAGGTGGTGGTCCGGTACGTCATTTTTCCCCAGGATCAGGCCGGCGTAGATTTCTCCGGACTTCAGGTTCTCGGCGAGAAATTGTGCTTTGCTCATGTCGATCTCCAATTTTTGGTAAGGTGCCGGCGTGGCCGGCGGTTTTTACTGCTAAGGTCGGCTACCACCAGTTCCACACAGCCAGGCCAATGAAAAATCCATAGATAGCGAAGATTTCCAACCATGCTAGACGCCGCGAGTCATGCTTGCTCAGCGCCGGCATCTTGCAGGCGCCTGGTTGTTCCGCGTTCAGAATTTCTTCCATGCGCTGGCCGCGGAGTCGCTCTACTTTCAAGGCCTGAAGAAGCTCCAGATCGAGAGCGTTGCGCTCCAGGTGCAGGCGGCGGGAGCGTGCCGATGCCTGGCGGTAAACGCGCCGCGCGCGCCAGCATTTGATTGCATACAACAGGGCAGTGATAATTTTCATGACCATCTCCATCTGATTACACAAGCGCCATGCGCCGAAACGAAAATTACTGAATGGCTAAATAGGCAATCTGCGGACGACGCGAACACGGCCCTGGAGGCCCTTGAGGTTGTAGACCTGGTCGCCAGCGTAAAAGTTCTGGTACCACGCGGTGGAGGGATTGGAGGCGTGCTGCGTGCTGGACCAGTACCACCAGTCTTCGAACGCATCGGTGCCGCCCTCGCGGAAATTTTTCACCGTCGTCTGCGAAGGGGATTCTTCCGTGTAAGCTTCGCCGACCGGGACGCTGCTTGGGTTAATGCCATCATCGCCGTCAGCATAGTTTTCGTCGCCCGTCGGCTTGAACGCACGGTATTGCAGCTCCAGCTCGTCTCGGGACGGGATATACCAGTCGCTCAAGCCATCGATGGTCAGTGCCAGCGCAGCAATGGCCAGTTCGCTGCCCGCGATAGCCAACGCTTCGGTGTTGGTCTGGCCATCTGCCCGATGGTCGCAGCCATCAACACCACCCCTGAGCGGCATCAGCTTCCCGCGCAGCTGGCCGGCGGCGCCGGCGGTGATCAGGGCAAAATGCTTGCCGTCGATATTGATGACGCCGGTGAAAAAACCGCCCTCGTATGGCGCGCCGATAGCGGGAAGGCCAACGTGCGCCGCGGCGATGGCGCCAGGGGTTTCGGAAACTGCGGCTACAGCTTTGCTCATGGTTTGCTCCATAGATTGGGAAAGAACCGCCGCGCCGCGGCGGGATGCGAAATTACTGAATAACTAAATAGGCAATCTGCGGACGACGCGAACACGGCCCTGGTTGCCCTTGTGGCCGTAGACATGGTAGCCACCGCTGAAGCCCTGGCCCCACGCGTTGGAGGGAAAGGAGGCGTGCTGCGTGCTGGACCAGTACCAGGCTGCGCCGAAGGCGTTAGCGCCACCGTTGCGGAAGCTGGTCACGGTCGTTTGCACTGGAAAGTCCTTGGTATACGGCTTCACGGCGGGCACCGCGAACTGGTTTTCGCCGTCGGTGCCATCCGCGTAGTTGCGCTGCTCCGTCGGCTTGAAGGCGCGATACAACAGATCCAGCTCATCGCGCGATGGGATGTACCAGTCGTCGTGACCGCCGATGGCGATGGCCTGCGCTGCCTGGGCCAGCTTGCTGCCGGCGCGCGACATGGCAAAGGTATTGGCCTTGCCGTCAAAGCGTGACACGGCGCCATCAACTGGGGCTGAGTCATCGCTCCAGATGTCGCGCAGTTCGCCGTCATTGCCGGCGACGACCAATGCATGCGGCCGGCCGTACACATCGATCACGCCGGCAAAGTAGCCACCGCCCAGCACATCGCCGATCTTCATGGCGCCGATCGCGGTGCGCAGCACGAAATCGGTGGATGGCTGCGCCAGGCCAAGCTGGTCGATCAGTTCAGGGGACGCCTTGATGATGTGCTGATCGGCATCGAGCACGATCAGGGCGCCATCGCGGTTGGTGTACTTGGTGAAGCCTTCCCAGGTGCTGGCGAGGGCCAAGCCGGTAACGGTGCGCTCGCCCAGGCGGGCGGTAAACTGGCGCTCTTCGGTGATGCTCAGGACTGCGGCGGTGGCAGGTGCCATGTCGTTCTCCATCAAAATTGAAATAAGGGGGCGTTTCGAAATTGATGAAAGACTAAATAGGCAATCTGCGGACGACGCGAACACGGCCCTGGAGGCCCTTGCGGGTGTAGTACTGGAAGCCAGCGTCGAAGAGCTGGCTCCACGCGCCGGAGGGATCGGAGGCGTGCTGCTCACCCGACCAGTACCAGTCAGCCTCGAACTGATCCTTCAGGTTGGCGAACAGGACGCGCTGCTCGCGGCGGCTGGGCAGCTCGCCGCCGGCGCTCGCGGCGAATTCTTGCGCCTTGGCGTAGTCACCTTCGATGTCGCCCGGCAGCAGCACCAGATGGTAGTCCGGCGCACCGGGCGCGCCACGCATGATGCCGGCGTAGATGCCGCCACCGAGAGCCGCGCCGATGGCGGCGGGGATGATGCGCGCCGGCGCGTCGACGATACCGCCGGCAGCAACCCCGGCGGACGTGACGGCGTCATCAGGCGAGACGGAGGAAGAAGCGGAGGAAGCGGAAGGGGCATCGCCACCAGCGCCAGTGGGAACTGGCATGGGCCATGCTGCTGCGGGAGTAGGGCTGGTGTTCATGGGTTTCTCCTGTGGTGTGGTGTGTTTCGAAGATCATTTGGTACACAGGGAACTTTAGCTTAAGGCTAATTTAAACGCAAGTAGAATTTTTAGCCTGTTGCTAATGACGAGCGACAACCTATCTCGCCAATGCGTGGCGATGACTGGTTGTTGCGCTGCAGGAGGTGGGCGGGTGGAGGAGCTGGGCGCTCTCTTGAGAAGTTCGCTATTGCGATGAGGAGTGGTCGATCGTTACTGAAGAGTGTTGTAACAAATCGTTAGATCTTCTGCATCTTGTTTGCTCACCGATGCTCGAAAAGACACTATCTTATGCGTTTCGTCGGATTCGTAAATTGCAGAAAATTGAAGCCTATCCCCTGAAATCATCGCTTCGAATATATCGGAAACCTGATCATAGTCCGCCATAAATATAGAAAAACCATGGGTTCCTGAATTTAATTTATAATTATATATATTTATTTTTGATGTTTGCGGCCTATCTATCCAGAATCTATCAGGAGGCGAAAGAGTTTTTGATTTTTTTGAGAGAATCTCTTTTTCTGTGCCTGAAAATATTCCTACTTTAACAATTGCTTTCATATCTTTGTAAGTTTGAATAGAAAAATCGTATACCTCATGCCTTCCATTGCTCATGTTAACGTCTACTATTGACCTTAATCCGCATCCATAAAATCCATCGGAATTCCGATAGGTCAGTAGCTGCGTTGCCGCTGCATCCGCTGTCAACACATTTTGACATATGGCATTATTTGCCAGAAGAAGGAGTGATATAAAAATATTTCTCATATTAGCGCTTCCTATACTTCCTGTGTTCTACCATGGTTCCTATCACAATTAATTTTACAACGTCAGAGCGAAGGGATGGGTAATCACTATTTAAAGGAACTAATTCAAAAATTTCTGTTCCGTCGTGGTTTATTCCTCTTGGCCTATATTTTTTAAATGTTGCCTCATCACCGCAGTTCTTCGCAACGACGAAATCACCTGGCTGTGGGCTTATTTCTGGATCAATTATTACCCTATCTCCTTCGCGAAAGTCTGGAAGCATAGAGTCACCCTTGATCTGCAAAGCAAAAGCAGATTTACTCAGGGCAAGGTCAGTAACCAGAAATTCCGCATCATCCCCAGACCAGGGACCATCATCTATCTCACGAAGTATCCCAGCCTGAACATAATTCACGAGAGGGACCTTGGTAACGCCGCCATCTACGATGAGTACGTTGCTATCAAAATTGTATGTTGCGCCGTGATCTTGCTCCATCCAGCCGAGGGGCTTATTAAAAGCCCGCTCCAACTCACGACACGATGATGAGCGCATGCCTCGAGGCTTCCCGGTCCCTGAATTGGCTGAAGCGTTCAACCATTGGCTTATCTGTGAATCGCTCTTTCCTACAATCTTGGCCAAAGCACCAACGCCGCCAGCTTGATCAGTCAGGGAGGCTAGGTTTTGCCTCCGGATTTGGTCAATAGTCTTCATTCAAGCATTAGATAGCAAAAGGCTAAAAAAATACATTCGCATAGGGCTTGCTCTTAATTTAGCCTAAGGCTAATATAGTGTTATGGACCTTCACCAATACCTCTCATCCGAACGCGGTCGCCAAGCCGCACTGGCCAAAGCGATTGGCGCCCACGCGCCCGACGTGAGTCGTTGGGCCGATGGAAAACGCCCGGTACCGTTCGAATACGGTGCTGCAATCGAGGCTGCTACAGGAGGCGCGGTTACTCGCAAAGAACTGTTTCCCAATGACTGGCAGCGGCTCTGGCCCGAATTAGCTGATACTGGCGCCGATTCTGATCGGCGATCGCTGCAAGAACGTCGCGCCTACGCCGAGCGCCGCCACGAGCCTCGCCCACCCGACACCCCGGATCCTCCCGACCCGGCGCCGACCTGACTTACCCGCATCCTAAATCACAACATTTACAAAAACACATATTCAGGGATCACTTTCAAATGGATATCCACGATGCGTTGCACCTGACGGTGCATTCGGCGCCAGGTGGCGCGGAGGCGCTTGCCGCCCGGCTGGGCATGTCGGCGCAGATCCTGCGCAACAAGGTCAACCCGATCACCGCCACCAACCACGCGACCTGGCGCGACGTGGACCTGATCCTGGGCCTGACGGGCGACTACCGCGCGCTGCATGCGCTGGCGCGCAACCATGGCCACGTGTGCATCCGGGTCGATGAAAGCGTTCCGGTGGGAGACATGGCCATCGTCGAGGCGTTGGCGCAGGTGCTGTCGGCGAGCGGCGAGGTGGGTGCGGAGGTGCACGCCACCCTGGCGGACGGCATCGTTGAGCAGTGGGAGATCGAGCGTGTGCGCGCCGCCGTCTACAAGGTCAACCAGACACTGAATCAGATGGTCGCGCGCCTGGAGCGCATGGCCGAGAAGTAGTTCCCGCAGTTCTTTCAACCACGACAAGGAGAGCGTCATGGACAACAAATCGTCCAGCATCAAGCCATCGAACAACAAGAATCCGGCCATTCAGCAGCTGGTGTTCGTGCTGCGCCGCGACGGCACGCTGAACGCCAAGCTGGGCTTGCCGACCAACGACATTCACCACCAGCCGCAGCAGAACCACTGCGACCTGTCGTGGGAGCGCGCTGTATCGCTGCTGCGCGCGGTGGCGCCCGGCGCCATGCCGCCTGGCCCGCTGGCACTGGTGATCAGCCACCCATGCGTTGGTGGTTCGCTGCGTCCGGCATGCGCACCGGCCGGCCCCGTCGCGCGGTGGCGCTGGGCCCGCCTGTTGGTGAAATTCCTCTGCAAATGAAACCGATTTTTTACCCACCACTACAAGGAGAAATCCATGAGCTTCATCAACACCGCCCTGCCCCAGCAAAATCCGACTGGCCTGCTGGACCACATCATGAATCGCCTGCAGCTCAAGAACGATGCGGCGTTGTCGCGCGCGCTGCAGGTTGCGCCGTCGGTGATCAGCAAGATCCGTCACTTCCGCCTGCCGGTGGGCGCGGCGCTGGCCCTGCGCATCCAGGAGGTGACGAGCATGTCGCTGGACGAAATCCGGCCGTTCCTGGCCAAGCCGGACGAGTGAAGCCGCGCTCCCGCGCCGAGACGCGCGCGCATTACGAGCGCATGGCGCGGGAGGCGCTGCAGAAATAGGAAAGGCCCGCATGGGGCGGGCCTTTAGGTACAACAACTACAAGGAGTCTGTATGTTAGCACAAGCGAAGAGCAACACCCTCATGCCGGGCGTTTCGGTACGCGCCGACAGGAACGAGGTGGTATGGGCGGCCATCGAGTCGCTGCTGCGCCGCGAGGCGAGCGCTAGCACGCGCCGGATCGCCGATGCGCTGGGCATGTCGCCTGCCACCGCACAGGCGCGTCTGGCGGCGCTGCGCGAGCTGGGCGACGTGCGCCATGCGGCCGCCCGCGCCGGCGTGCGCGGCCGCGTCTGGGAGCTCGGCGCCGGGGAGTCGATCGCGGCGGCCGAGATGATGGGTCCTCGCATCGTCAAGGCCGTGCACACGGGCGCCTGCGCGCGCGACCCGCTGGTGGCGGCGCTGTTCGGGCCGGCGGCGCGCGCATCGGCCGCCTTGCAGGCCAGCGGGGGCTGAGATGGGCGGATTTTGTGTGTTCGGCGTCTCTCGCCAGTTGTGCAAGGCAACAGCGGAGCGCCAGATCGTTGCCTACGGCAAGACCGTGGCCGAATGGGCACGCGAGCGCGACGCGCTGGCCGCGCGCCTGTTCGAGGAGACCATCAAGGCGGTGCGCATCAGCCCGGAATTCGACGCGCCGCAGTTCTGCGAAGACTGGATGGCGGTCACGCCTTCCGAGATCAAGCTGGCCAAGGTCATGGCGTACGTACCCAAGACTGACGGGGGGGGGCAAGCCCGTAAAGCGAAATGGTATGCAGGTCATGACCTGGGTCGAGTATGCCAATCTGGCCGGCGCATAGCAGCCGCGCTGACCATCAACGAAACAGGGAGCCATCATGGCCATCAATGACGAAAAAATCTGCGCCTTCCTGGCGCGCAAGCCCAGCAGCCGCGCGGTCGACCTGGCGGATCACTTCGATGTCGAGCTGGCCGATATGAGCGCGGCGCTGCGTTCACTGGTTGATGTGGGCGACATCGTGCGCGTCTCCGGTACCGGCCCGAATGGCCAGCAGGCCCAGCTGTATTCGCTTAGCCAGACGTTCATGCGATCGAAGGATGGTCGCCAGCTGCTGGCGACGACGCAAGCAGCTCAGGCCGTCGCGGTAGCGGCGCCGCAAACGCCGGCGCCAGAATCAGCCGCGGAGCCGCTGCCGCACGCCGAAGTGTGCGCACCGCCGGCTGCCGCCGCCCTCGCGCCGGCGCCGAAGCTGCCAGTGCTGACGGAAACGAGCACGCTGTCCGATGCGATGGTGGAGCGTCTGAACAAGAAAGGGCCGCCCGTTCCCGCCGAGAAGCGCGAAAGCATCACCGCTCATGCGCTTTCGTACATCGAGAAGAACCAGCCGGTCAACGACGCCCAGCTGCGCGCCGAGCTCGGCTTGTCCAGCAGGCAGTACCCATCGGACTTATTGCGATACGCTGTCAAGGTCGGTCGTGTTGTGCGTGTGGGCGATTCCTGGCGCATCGGCGAGGCCGGTGCGGCGGCCAGCGTGGATCGGGTCGCCGCACCTGCACCTGCACCAGCGATTGCGTCAGCGCCGGTGCTGGTGCGGCCGGCCTCGGCGCCCCTGTCGCCGCCGGCTGATCTCGCCTCCTCTGCAGATTCCGCTCCGCCTTCCGCCGGCGCCACGCCGGCACCGGCGCACGTTGCGGCCGAGGCCGAGGACCTGGATCCGGCGCTGAGGGCTTATCCAGTTACGGCGCCTGTCTACCGCTATGCACAATGGTCGGACGGTGTTGTCGAGCTGCAGCGCGACGGCGAGACGGTGTGTCGGCTGGCGCGCGCCGACGCCCAGGCGCTGGCCTTCCACCTGCAGGGAGCCGCCGCAGCATGAGCCGTCCATCGTTTCAATTTTATCCGGCTGACTGGACGGCGAACAGCAACCTGCGGCGCTGCTCCCACGAGGAAAAGGGCATCTGGCTCGATGTCATGTGCCTGCTGCACGACCAGGAGGAATACGGCATTTGCCGCTGGTCGCTGCGCGACATTGCGCAGGCGGTCGGCACGACGGACGCCAAGCTGCGCGCGCTGGTGGCCAAGAAGGTTCTCAAGGGCGCCGACGCTGGTGCTCAGTGCGAGCAGCTCATCTATGTGCCACGCTCAGGCAGGAAAAACGGCACGCCGGTCAGCCTGATCGAAGACCTCGATGGCCCGATATGGTTCTCCTCGAGGATGGTGGAGGATGAGTATAAGCGTGTGCTGCGCGGTGAAGCCGGCACGCCAAAAAACGACTCAAACCAATCATCTTTGGTTTCACCAAAGGGGGGCTTTGGTGCAGCATCAAAGGCATCACCTGAGCATTCACCAATGGCTACACCAGAGCGCACACCTTTCTCGTGTGCGCGCGCATCACGTGCAGGTGCGTCATCTTCATCTTCATCTTCATCTTCTAAGGAAGAACTAAACCCCACTACCCCTGACGGGGTA